GATCTGTGCATCGTACTCAGCTAGAACTTGCTCGTTAGCACCACGACCAGCGGCATCCTCCTTTTGCTTTTGGATTTGCTCAATCTTTTTGCTGGTCATGTCTATGGCACGGTTAACAGCCTCTTGCAACTTTTGCTCGTTTTCCGTCATAAACGCCATTTCGTTTCTGATCTTGAGCATCAAAAGCGAGTGATCTAACTCCCGCTCATATTCAGAAGACAAACGCTGTGCAATGCGGAGCATATTTGCCATCTTCTCCGCTTCTGCATCTCTAGCCGCAGTAACTTTACGAACAACCCTTTCTAAGTCCTCTTCCTTGCTCTCAGGAGCCTCGGTCTTAGTGTAAAACTCATTATTCTTAAATTTTTGTTGTAAATCGTAACGCTCATTTTCAATTTCAAGACTGCGCTTTAAATATTCGTATTCTGTTTTGTCACCAAAAGCATAGTCATATATATTTTTTAATTTGAGAACAATTTGTCCCCATGCCTCAGCAGCAACACTTGCCCAATCAATAATATTGGAAATGCCTTTAAATACGGTTTCAGCAAGGCTTCCTTTTTTGTTAAGGGTGTCAAAAAAGTTATTTAGCGCAGGGATGACTTCTTTGGTAAAAGTTAAACTTAATTCTTTTGATTTTGTTTCAAGTTTGTCATTTAAATCGGCAGCAATCTTGATTGCTTCTTCATATTTTTTAAACGCCTCATTGGATTCGTTGAGTTTTTCAGCAAAGCTGCCCATCTCAACGTTACGCATAGTTTTACCGAACAAGTCCATTTTTAGACCAGCACGGGTTGCAGAATCGTCTATTTTGGCAATGCCATCAGCAGTCTTTTTAAGCAATTGCTCTGGGGTCATCTTGGACAAGTCTTGCAGACTCACTCCAACCCGTCCAAATGCGACTTGAAGTTCCTTACTGCCTTGTGCAGCGGCATCAATATTTTCAGTAAATTTTGCTAAAACTTTTCCAGCATCATCAGCTTTGCCGCCAGATAAACGTAACGCATCACCAAATTGAAGGATGCTGGCAATACTAACGTCTGTAGCATCAGCAAGATCGGATATTTCGTCAGCAAAAGCGATTGATTTATACGCCATTGCCGTAAATGCAGCAGCACCTACGGTTGCCATTGTGGTGATTTGGCTGGCTAATTCCTGGAGTCCTTTTTTGGCACGGGTAAGACCTTGTTGAAACAGCGTTGTTTCCAAACCAAGATTTACGCCAAGTCGGGCTATGTTTGCCATTTATTTTCCCTTCAGTATATCTGGGGCATTTGGACTCATCATGGCAAATGCCAGCAGTTGTTGACTTACTTGCTCCTTCTTATCTTGTTCTGTTAGCGGAGGATAAATGTAGTCATAAACCCTTGGTATCACACTTGATAGTTTATAAGGACTGCTGCCTTTAGGCAACATTTTGTTAAATTGTCCAGCGGTTAGTGTCCCTAGGGTCTCAATAATTCCAAGATTACCAATCACCCCATCATTAAACATGATGCAGATGTCGGTAAATGTTTCTTCGTCTATGGAGTCTGGGTCAGTACCGTGCGCTGTAAGGTATGCCCTTACTTGCCTACGGACTGACCGGAGGATTTTCCCCTTGTGTCTTTGTATCCTGGGGATACAACCTCGCTGATACGCTCCATCAATTCAATCTGAACAGGCAACGGGAACAGTTCTTCTATGTCCTCGTATGTAATCGTATTCATATCAAAATCTGGTTGCTCAGGGACAAGCAGCCGGATCATTTCGGTAATTCGCATCTCCATCAGCACTTTGTTTTTGGCTGATGTCTTTAGAGATCGGCCAGAGATAATAACGTCATGCTCTTGGTATTCAACCTCAACGCCAGATTCTTCTGCCAGTTCCTTATTATCTAGGAACGGTTGGGCATATTCCTGATAATACTTGTTTAGTTTTTCTTGATCGGGTTCTTTAAGTCGATTGGCAATTTCTTCCGACTCAATGGTCAGCGGAATTCTGACCCTAAACGTATGACCGCCGTACTCAAAAGAACGGATGCGTAATGCATCCTTTTTGTCAGCGATATTAAATGCTTGAGATAGTTTGTTCATTTTGCTTTCCTAGCTTGTCTTGCCCTGTATTTTTCCAAAACTTGTCCTAAGTTTTTTGCCAAACTATTAACAACTTCTTGGCTTCTGCTTTCCAGTGCTGGACGCATAAATGGTTTGGCTGGCATTTTAGCCGTACCAAACTCATTCGCTACTGCCCGTGCATCACTGGCAATGCCGATTTGTAAAAACTTGCTGTCTGTTTTTAAATTTTTAAATGCTGTTTTTGCTAGTTTTGCGCCAGATGCCGTTGTGACTAATCCAATTACAACATCATGTTCACTAACGTATTTGGATCGTAAATCTTTTTTAGTAGGTCTTCTGGCTTCAATTTGAAGTGATGCCCTCAACGCTCCGGTATCTGCGGGGGCTAATTGTCTAGCGGTATCCAGCACTGGGCGCATTGCTAGACGTACAGCACGATTAAGCAACCGCTTAGAGTCTTTCTCGCTAAATTCATCGTGCATTTGATTAAAGAGTTCTTCTAACTCTTTTGCACCTTCCATTGTAAATTTAACGCTATACGCCATGTCCATCACCCTTAATAATCTTTTGATAAATCGAGTTATTAAGGTTAATCACAAAGTTGGTGATTTCGTCTGGAGTCATTTTGTCTGCATGATTTGCAGCAATCTGATGACACAGGTATATACCCGTGATGCGCTGTTGAGTAAACCCAAACCAATTTTTTACACCGCTGTTGGCTTGGGTTAACAGATACGCTAGGAGGTCATTACTGTTTTGTATTGTCGTTTGCATATCATTCCTTAGTGACTTTCTTTGCTACATAAGGATATTGTTTTGCAAGCAATGACAGGGCAAAGTGTTCTTCCGAGCCTTTCTCTGCCGCTGCCAATCGTTCTGATACCTCTTTGGGATCAACTGCCAACCCACGAACCACCATATCTAGTGACTTATAGGTTGACAGGATTTCACTGATAGCGTCATCTAGCTTCATGCCGAATTGCTCCAGCCGTACTGATCACCACGGGGATGAACAGTAAAAATAGCTTTGGCTTCCGCTCCAGGTTGTGCATCAATCTGGAATTGACCCACACGACCGTTGAAAGCATAGTACACCGTGTTTGAGCCTTCCACAGCAGCGATCACAAACGTGCGGTCAACCGTGCCGTTGTAAGCATCACCACGAATAATACCAAGCATGGTATCAGACGGATTCCAAGGAGCAGTAATCGTCAAGCTAGTAGGTGCAGCCTGAGTCGGGATTTTGTCCGATTGTCTGCTGCCAGCAATAGAAAATGAAGCAACAGCATCATCCTGACCAAAAGCAGGAATCGCCTCAACGTTAATTTGGTTAGCAGACACAGCAATAGGGGCTACGCTGGCAACCAAAGAAAGTTGAGCGGTAGTCAACGGGGTTGGGGTTGCAGTCGGTTGTGCATACAACGCTGCGCTAAAACCTGGGAGAACTTTATTTGGGAGTGCCATTTTAATTCCTTAGATAGAATGAATGATTCTTATCATGTCGGTATATCAAAGGTGCAGTCTAGGATAATCTGCTGCAACCCAATCTCGTTGTCATAAGTATTGTATAGCCAAACAATATCAGACTTGGAAGTGTAAAAACCTGTTTCACCGCCTATCTGACCGTTATAACCATGCATTGATTGTAATATGGTGTTGCTAATTGATAAAGCATCTTCCAATTTTTGAGCAAAAATGGAAATCTGAAATATCGGACGGTCAATACCTTTGTTATTCTGATTAACTCCGGTATATACCTCTTGATGCACGTTCCGCAGATTCCAAGTGACAAACTTGGGTTCTGTAGAAAAGTTACGGTTAAAGTTAGCGTAGACCGGAACTGGATTGACCACCCCAGACAGATGCGCCTGAAAACCTCTAGCGTATACAAGTGGATTCTGTTGGCTCATACTGGTGCAACCGGATCGTTACGGTAACAAATAAACGTAATCTTCATGCGATCATCGCTTTCATAACAGTCGGTAATACGCCATTCCCGACCCCTCCAAGTAAATGAATACTTGTCTTGATCATCCACAATACCTTTCATATTAGGCGTGTATTGAAATGTAACGTCTACCAAATCAGAATAAACACGATAACGGTCAGAAATACGGACACTATTTCGCACATCTTTAACAATTGCCCTAGTGGTAAACCACGGCACAATAGCCGTTGTTTGTTCGCCATATACGTCTTTGGCAAACGTTAGGTTATTGACCACCACATTTTCGTATCGAGCTATTGCCATTTATCTACCAATCAAAGGATGAGTGGTTTGTACGGACGTAAAAGTTGCGCCACACCAAACGGGATTTCATTCAGCTTGGCTTCTGTAGTATTACTACGCTGGTTGTAAATATGAGTCAGCAACATAAGACCAGCTTGTTTTACCACTGGGTACTGAGCGATAAAACTAGGATTGGTTGTATACGTCACCACAATAGGATTGGTCATCTGCGTATTTACTGCACCTGGCAAGCCAGACACAATCACCTTGTTACCCGTAGCATCATGGAAGTAATCCGTACTAGCCAGCGGCACAAACACCGGAGGATTGGCACTGTTCCAATAACCTACGCTCTCAATCGTGATGCCATCTTCACCCTGATACCCTGTGGAGACTTCAGGCAAATCTAGCGCAACCTGATCGCCACCTAAGCCATTCATCGCACCATAAGAGATGCGATACGTGACTGGGAAAATGGCAACGCCCAGATAATCCTCTATTGCCATCCGTGTTGCTAGTTCAATGCTTGACAGGTAAGAGTCTTGGCTTTCATCCTGAAACAGGTTTAATTGCTGCGTAATCTCATCCAGCGTCAACCAAGCAGTAGAAATATCCCTATCTATCTGTTCAATCTTTTGATAGTTATAGGGATTTCTGCTTGTGCCTAGATAAGGTGAACCCGCCAAAGTCTCTAAGGGCATAGCGATTCCTTAAGCTGCAACACCAACCAAACGCACACCAGCGAATACATCACGGATCGAGGAACACACTCGTTTCTCAGCAAACAGATACACAAAGCCAGGAGCAGTTTGCTCAAGACGCTTGATGCTCATGATTTCGCTGTCAACGATAGTATGAAAATGCTCCCAACAAGCCAGATACACAGGGTACTTTCCATCGCCAGCCACATCCATGTACGGGTTAGGGATAACCCTATGACCAAAGATGTATACAACAGCACCGCCTTCGTCATCGCCAACTTCCAAGAAGTTGTTAGCAGTCGTGGAGGCTTTCAGTTTACGGAGCGCACCGATAGTAGTCGGGTGCATCATCCATGCCGTAGTAGGCTGATAAAGGTACTGGGGAGGCAAAGCAGCCATAAGAGCAGCTAGGTCATCATACACAACCGCTGTGGCAGATGCTTGCTCAACTTGCAACACGGTATGCAGGCCATTGGTAATTGCCGAGCCGCTAGTACCAAATGACGCAGCCGTAGTAGAACCAGCATAACTATTAAGACCACGAAGTCCACTTGCAGCACCGTATAAATCGGTAGTGCTTCCAGATTGGTCATCGTTCAACACCATCGAAAGTCCCTCTTGCTGGCTGAATTCCATCGCCAAGTCAGAGACAATCGTTTCTTCAAGATAGTTAACATCAGACAGTACTGCCGAACGGATGGGCAATACAGCATTAATAGAGCGTACAGGAAGCTGCCAAAAAGCCGTAGCTTGATTTGGGCTACCTACGTTTGTTTTTACCGTGTAGTCCCACGGGTTTGTAGGATCACTGGAGTTACCAGTTTTAACAACAAAAGCAAAGTCAGAACCAATCGTCTGAACTTGCCTAGATACCATACGCAATGGGTTTGCATATCGCAGTGCAGCAAACGCATCGTCATAAATGACTCTACCGCCAACTCCCGAACCAGAACCAGTTAGGGCAGAGGCTTCTTTTAGGTTAACAGTCGCTTCACCCTCGACTAGGGCTTTTTTTACGGATTCAAAGATTTGGCTCATAGTCAATTCCAATTAAAGATTGGGGGGTGATTAGCCCCCCAGAACTATCAGGTAGACGTACCGGTTGAGCGGTAGCGGATGATAGCGAACGGATCAACAACAGACGTTGCCAAACGCTTTTCACCGTAGAAGGTGATGAAACCTGGTAGGGTTTGATCGTACCTACGGAGAATCATGTTCAGACGGTCAACGATGGCATGGCCACGCTGCCAGTCACCGAAATACATCGGGTACAGGCTGTTCGTGCCAGCAGCACCAGTCGCAGCTTGCGATGGGTTGTCCAGATACTTGTTAACCACCACATCAAAGCCAAGCAACTGACCAACGATGCCGTCATTACGAGCCAGACCGTCAACGTACACAGGACGCTTCTGATCATCCGTCAAACCACGGATTGCTTGCAGCAACACGGGGCTAACGACAAACTTGGCAGAGGCAGTCCAGTACTGCTGGGGCAGACTGTAAATGAAGTTCACAACGTCTTTGTAGGTGATGTTGTTAGCACCCACCGTGTTGGCGTTGGTGGTGATCTGGTCATACGTTGCAAGGCTATGCAGACCAGCGGCAGAACCCGTGCCGGACGTACCGAAAGCAGCGGTAGAGATCGTGCCACCAGTATAAGCGGAGTTTGCACCAGCATACTGATCCAGACCACGCAGACCAGACGTACCGCCATAGGTAGCGGGAGAGTCGGTTTGATCGTTGTTTTGGATCATGGACAGGGCTTCAGCTTGGCTAAATTCAGCCAGCATATCGGCAACAACGTTGCTTTCAAGACCATCAATGTCATCCAGAGCAGCGGTACGGACTGGGAACTGTA